CAGTGAGCTCACTAACAACTTTCTTGACAAACTTCTTAAGGTTTGACTTTCTAGCCTTTCGGTTAGTCTTTCTAACCGGACGTCTTTTGGCGGGCACTTTACGATTCATTCTAGCCATTATAATATTGCTAAAGATTTTATTTTTTTAAAAATAATTTAATTGTATTTTAAAGACCGTCCCTAACTCATCGGCACTATAGGAAAGTTGCGCCGCTTGATAAGCTGCCGCCCGCAAGTGTGAGGGCGTCATCTTCTCAATCGGCACAACTTACAAACAGTTATATTGTTCTAAATATTCTTCATATTTTACTAACTCTTTGGTGTCGCTGACAGACCATATACGCCATCTATCATGTGAGAGCATACTAAGGTCTGGTTCTATATTACTAAATACCCATATCTGTGGGCTATCAATCCAGTATTCTTTATATTTATATCTTAAATCAAAAAGTTTTCCTTTTTTAATTTGTTCAATTGCAGTATATATTCCATTTAATCTATCCTTATTCATAGCACGTGGTAAATCTACAAAAATAGGACTTGGATTTCGTATCTGTTTAGCTTCACAAATATCACAACAAGATTGTATCAATTTTTCAGCATCATTAACAGGTGGTAAATCTATGCCGTTCGCAAATAATTCGCAAACTGAGGCTATAGTTGATTTACCAATATTACCAGAACGACAGTAAATCATATTGATAATACGTGTATCAAATACATCCGCACTATCATAAATCGTCTTCTGGTAAGGGTATAACTTTTCTAGCATTCCACGATACTGACGAGGTATATACTTCTCAGTCTCCCGTTCTGTCCATGGACCGGCCTGGCGCGTTTCTTCCTTCATCACATAGAACATATCTCCTGCATAATAAGTAGCATTAGCAGTAGGTTCCAAATAATTAGGAACTGGCATTAAATCAAACATCTTCATGAGCTCAGATTTCCGATGTTTTTTTATTAGCGACATGCGACCCTGGTAATGTAAGTAATCAGTCTTGTCTCCTTTTTCCAACTGAAACGAATAACGCTTAGCAATTTTTTTGAGTTGATTGATAATAACGATATTATCAAGTCCCTCAGCAGTAATGCGAAAATCCCACATAGCAATAGCATTCATATTATAATATATAATAAGAAAATATTTTTAAGTAGGTTTTAGTAATATAGTTAATAGAGATTTTTTGGCGATAAATCTGGAATGACACAAAAAATCTCCTTAATATATAATTTAAGTTATTGGCACAACCGGCACAATTCGGTAATAGGCAGGGAACTATTCACTTCCATTCGGTTGCTACTCGTCCTTTCCTACTTAATGATATATATAAATATGTCTTTAAGTAGTTTTTTTGCTAAATAATATATTATTTATGCATCTTCGTATTGAAACATTGAATCATAGATCAATCCGAGTTGAGTGCTTACTGTGTCTGGAACAGACCCATCAAGATAAGAATAACCCAATATTAAAAATGGACTATAATTAGTTGGCCAACTATCGGATGAAATATCTTCATCGTATTTGAGAAGCTTGTTTTTACATTTAATATTAATATTAAAAAACTTTACAGTTTTAGATATATCCTGAGTAACATATTGGGATGGAACAGATGGACCAATAGCATTAATGTAACTTTGAGACAAGTAAAACTTTTTATCATGATGAACTGTAAATACATCAGTATTTATCGGGGCATACACATCAGACAAAAGACCAGAAAAACCGACCGTAGAGCCGCCTTTTCTTAATAAAGTAGCTAATGGTAATGCAGAAGCAGTAACATCTCCATAAGATGACTTATTCTTCATACTAACTACCATCAAACGAGCAATTACATTAGGCATTTTTGAGTTACCGGCAGTATTATTAATGTTAAGTTTAATATGACCCTTGATATTTAATCTGCGAGCGCGGACTTGTTGGCCGATACGCTGATTCGTATCGGGTCCCTGTCCCATTGCAGGCAAAATTGGTTGAATATCACCTACACTATCAATACCACTATTAAATAAAATAGGAGTATTTCCAGTAGAGGTATAAGCTTCTTTAGTTTCAGTGAGCTCACTAACAACTTTCTTGACAAACTTCTTAAGGTTTGACTTTCTAGCCTTTCGGTTAGTCTTTCTAACCGGACGTCTTTTGGCGGGCACTTTACGATTCATTCTAGCCATTAT